TCTTCTTTGAGCAAGTCCTCGTATTCTGACCCGAACACGTCACCCTGGCACAACCCCTCGATTGCCTCAGGGACGCGCAGGATCGCCACGACTCGGGACTGCATGATCACGCAGTTCTTCAACAGGTCCTCCTTGATTTTTTCGCTGCGCTCGATCGCTGGCTGCATCTGTTTCGGGATCTCCTCAATCATGCCCTCCAGTTTCACGACGCGCTTAACCAGGGTCAGGATGATTTCCTGAACGTCTGCCTGCCACCGGCCGGCGGGATTGAATAATCCCTCCAGCATTTTGTTCAGCAGCTTGGCCTGGTTCAAGTTCAACTCTCCGATGACGGAAGTGGGTATCTTCATCGCGCTCCCTCCCTCGTGATGCGCTCGACGTAGGCGTCATTCTGGGCGCCGATTACCACGGCTGCCGCGACAGCCTGCTCCGCCCGCTGTTGCCATGTGCCCATCATTGTCGGGCATAGCGCCGAGTGGATGCGATCCACATTTACCAGCAGCCAGTTGAAGTTGATGGACATCTGCTGCTGGGTCAGATCCGGGATTTGCTCATTCAAGTTTTCTAACTTCTCGATGCGCCGGTAGAGGGCGCCGATGATATTGCCGGTCTCCGGCCACTCGTCTGATTCACCCAGAATTTCATGCAGGAGCTTTTCCTCCTGCCCAGTTATGCCGCACTCCGCGGCTATTTCTTCAGTCGTCTTCATTTTAATCTCCTCCCTCTCCTATGGCTATGTCCACCGCCGGCTGGATCTTCATCCATGCCCGGTGGTAAACGTTGTATGTTCCCAGGTGTGAGCCTGGGGATTGTGCGGCGAGCACGCTGAGTCCGATCAGCTCTGCGTCCGTCAGGTGTTTCTTGGGGTCAACCCTCTCCGGGCTGACCTCTACGATTTCCCAGAACTTCATTTGGTCGGCGCCTCCACTTCTCCGCGTTCAATGGCGTCCAACATTGGGCCAATGAACTGCTCCCAGATCTCGTCAGAGATGTCCGCAAGGACGATATCCCCGTCCCGATCGGAGAGCGCTTGGTTGATTGGGGGCAGCCACCGAGGGTCGTAACCGTTCGGCGTGTGTGACGCCACGGGAGGCCCTGCGTCCCCCTTGGTTGTTTTCAATTTTCCATCAGCCATACTTTTCCTTTCATGTTGCGGAGCCACTCGGGCTCCAGGTTTGTTGACATTTTACGTTGAGGGGCGGAACTGAACCGAATCAAATGCCGAGCACATACGAGATAGCTGCGCACCTTGGGGTATCGCAGGCCAGAGTTGTCCAACTGATTGGGCTCGGTATGCCCAAGAACTCACTCAAGGCAGCCGATCGCTGGCGGGCAGAGCGCGGCACCGGCAAGCGGGCAGCGACCAATTCCAAGACCAGCAAATTTGCAGACGAACCGGACGAGCCTAAAACGATGGGCCGACCGAAGTCAGCGAAGCAACCCAGCCGAACTGGCGACAGCCTGCTTGACGCCTTGCTCAACTCGATCGCTGTAGCTGACGGCGCCTTCGAGGATTACGAATACGCCCGCATCCACCGGCTCGGGACCAGGAGCGTCAGACTGTCCGAGCACAACAAGGCGATCGACTCTCGCCTCAAAGCCGAGAAGGCATACCGTGAGGAACTGGAGCGACGCCGGTTGATCGTTCCAATCCAGGAAGCGATGGACGTGTGCCGTCGGACCATGGAACCAGTCTTGCGCCGACTGAAGAAAATCCCAGCGGAAGTCGGGCCGCAGGTAAACCCGCAGGACGCGCTGACGGCCGTCAAGATCTTGGAAGGTGAAGTCAACGCCGTGATTGCGATCGGACGCAAAGCGCTCGACGCCCTGAAAGACCCAGACCCAAATGCTCGCTAACGCTCAGGGCATTGAGGAAATCAGGTTGGTCCTTTCCGACCTGTTCGCTCCCGTCCGACAGGAGTCGGTCGTTGACTGGGTGGAGGAGAACGTTGAGCTGCCGACCGGCGCCATCACCGGCAAGGTGCAGATGAAATACATCCCCTACGGCCGGGAGATCCTGGAACGCTACGGGGACAAGAAGACGCGTCACCTCGTCCTCGTCTTCCCTACCCAGGCCGCCAAGACGACCATCCTCTCCTGCGGGATGCTCTACCGGATCGCCAAGGACCCAGAGGATGCGATGTGGGTCATGGGCAACGCCGACCAGGCCCGCGACTTCAGTAAGGAGCGCTGGCAGCCCTTCGTGCAGCTCTGCAAGCCAGTCATGGATCTGGTGCCGCGCACGAGCAAGCGCGGGATCAACAAGCACCTGTGGGGATTCACCTCGCAGCACTTCCTCTCGATGGTGCTCAACTTCGTTGGCGCCGGTTCGACCACGAACCTTTCCTCCCGGCCCCGCGGCCTCATCCAGATGGACGAGGTGGACAAGTATTACGACGAGCTGAAGTTCGACGCTGGCACGATCCAGTTGGCCGAGGAGCGCCAGAAGACGTTCCCGTTCCCCATGGCAGTCAAGGCGTCCTCGCCAACACTGGCGAACCGGATGATCTGGATCGAATACCTGAAGACCGACCAGCGGAAATACTGGCTGCCCTGCCCGCGCTGTGAGCGCGAGATCTTGTTCAAGCTCAAAGTCCAGAGCGACCAGTGGGGCGACTGCGGTCTGCGCTGGTGGCACGAGCACGAGGATGAAGCCAAGACCGATGGCCACTGGGATATGCAGAAGGTCCGGGCGAACGCCTTCTACAAAGCCCAGTGCTGCGGGAAGATGATCCACAACTTCGAGCGCCCGCTCATGCTGGAGAACGGCATCTGGAAGCCGGACAACCCGCTGGCTGAGAGCGGCCGCCACGGCTACCACCTCAACTCGCTCTACTCGATTCTCTCACAGCAAACCTCTTTTGCACAGATCGCCATCCAATTCCTGACAGCAAGAGGTTTGCGTTCAGAGCTGCAGAACTTCATCAACGGCTGGATGGCCGAACCGTGGGACGAGTCTCAAGCCTACGATCAGAAGGAGGTGAAGCTCGAAGCGTTCACCAACCAGAACGTGCCGCAAGACGGCTCGATCCCCATCATGGGCGTGGACGTGCAGGAGAACGGCTACTGGGTGGTCGTCCGCCGCTTTGCCCCGCCCACGGCCGCCATGCCCTACGGGGAGTCCTGGCTCCTCTTTGCTGACAAGGTGGACTCCGAGGCAGACCTCGTGGACCTGCAGAAGGAATACCACGTCCTCGGAGAAGACGTGCTGCTCGACATGGCGCACCGACCGAACCAGGTGGGCAAGCTCATCATCGATAACGACTGGCGTGGCGTCTGGGGCAGTCCGACCGCCAAACATTACTACCACGTCCAGCCGGACGGCACCCGAGTCAGCCGGCCGTTCTCGGTTGTTCAGTTCCGTGACCCGATGCTCGGAACCAAGTGGGAGAACCGGACCTTCAAGCGGGCTCGCTACGTGAACTTCGCCAAGAACGCCATCCTGGATCTCAAGAGTAGCCTGCGCTTCGTGGAGCCGACCATCTGGCACGTCAGCGTGAACGTGAGCACGCAGTATTCCCGGCACCTCAACTCGCGCGTGAAGCGGATGGAGCGCAACAAACGCACGGGTCGCTACGAGCCGATCTGGTATGAGCTGCACCAGCAGAATCACTTAGATGACGCTGAATCCTTTGTGACTATCCGGGCTCTCCAGCGTGGGCTTCTGTCTCCGCCTCCCGAGACGGAGCAGCAGAACGCCTGAAAATAAAGCTTGCAATCATCGGGGAGAACCGCACAATGGCCTCCTGAAACCGAACTTAACAGAATCCGAAATCTATGTCTGAACTTCTCATTGTCCCTGCCGTAGGAACCTCTCCGACTCTCGCGATCAGCGATGAAGCCAGGGAGGTTAAAAAGAACCTGCTCCATCAAGCACTCACAACTGGTCCGATCACAAACGAGAAAGACCGTGATCGAGCGATCGCAATAGCAGGCGATATCGCTACCCACCTGAAGGCTGTGGAGAAGAGCCGCGTTGAAGTCAAAGAGCCCTTCCTGCAAATGTCACGAGAGATAGATCGTGTCTCCAGGGAGCACGTCTCCATCCTGACGGGCGAGAAGGCTCGGATCGGACTTCTCGTTGGCGAGTTCGAGGTGGAGCGCGAGAAAGCTAAGGAGCGCGAGAAGCAGGCCATCGCAAGCAGCGCCAGCCTCGCCTCAGCGCTTGAAGCGGAGGAACGGCTCGAAGCAGCGGAAAAGATCCAGAGGCCCACTGGCGGGGCTTTACGGCAGGGTTGGGATATCGTGGTGACCGACATCAAGGCGCTCTACGCGGCCCACCCGCAGTGCGTGGAGTTGACCGCGAAGAACATGGCCATCACGGATCTCCTGAAAATCGGCATCACGCCCGCCGGAGTCACGGCAACGCCGAAGGTGGCCTTCGCTGCCCGTGCGACAACCCCGAGACTGAAGTCATGACCGCCACGGAAGTCCTTGATGCGCTGGCAACCCGATTCCCCAGCCGGACCATCGTCATTAGCGAGACGTGCTACTACCACGGCTCCAGCGTCGGAAGATACATCGAACACGTAATCTCGATCCAGCCCGGACTCGACGGGCTGGACAACCAAAACTTCGGCGGTAACTCCCTCCAGGAAGCACTCGTCAAATTCAACCTCGCAGCTATGAACTATGGAAAATGATCAGCAACTCGCAGTCAGAACTCCCATGCCCTACGCGGACATGGAGAGACTCGCTAAAGCCGCGGCCGGCAGCGGCATGTTCGGCATCAGCAAACCCGAGCAGGCGCTCTGCCTCTTCGCCATCTGCCAGTCAGAGGGTCTCGACCCGATAACCGCACTCAAGCGCTACCACCTGATCGAAGGCAAGCCCTCTATGCGGGCGGACGCTATGGCTGCCGAGTTCCTCGCTAAGGGCGGGGCGATCATCTGGCACGCCCGCACGGACCAGTTGTGCGCCGCCACCTTCTTCGCGGAGAAGGCCAAGCTGAACAACGAAGCCAGAGGTCGAGCGATCACCCGCTTCGAGAAGCTGTGGGACCTTGAAGGCGAGGATGATCCTGTGAAGGCCACGGCGATCGTGGGTGAGCTGGCCAAGCTCAGCATGGACGGAGAGGAAACAATCATCCGCACCTACGGGGATGCTGAAGAGAAGGGGTTGACGACCTCATGGAAGGAAGTCAACGGAGAGCGCAAAGCGGTGACGAAAACCAACTGGAAGCAGTCGCCCCGCCAGATGCTCACTGCTCGCGTGGTCACAGAGGGCGTGCGGTTGGTGGCGCCAGGACTCATAGCGGGCATCTACTCGCCGGAGGAGGTTCACGATATCATCGACGCTGAGAAGCTTGAACGCGCAGAGCTGACAGACAGGTCACTCAACGCTCCTGACCCTCGCGATCGCAAAGCTATCCAGGCGATGATCGATCAATACGTGGAGGATGCCAAGACCGCAAAGCCCGCCAGGAAGAGCGAGCTGCTCGGGCTCGCCTCAGAGCTGCGCGTCAAGCTGGCCGACATGGACTTGGAGAACGACCAGATTCCATCAGGCCCATTCTGCGTTTCCAAGATCGGCAACACGACCTGCGGCTACCCGCGAGACATGCACGCGGACCTCGCGCTCGGTCACGAGTTTGAAGCTCCCACAGGAGAGCTGCCTGGGTCTGCCGAGCCCGAGCTACACCTCAATGGCGAGCCGGAGCCGAAGGAGATTCCATGGGAGGATTACGTGCTTCAATACGTCAAGAGCAAGACGCTCCGAGGGAAGAGACTCGGGGACTTCCTTGCTGAGGATATCAGGACGATTGCCGAGAAGACCGCCTCTGGGCTGGAGAGCGAAGACCCGAAGATTCGGATGGAAGCGGAATACATCAAGCGGGCTGACGAGGCTCTCAACAGGAAGGCGTCATGACCCTTCGAGACCTGACCCCAAGGCAATCCTACAACCTCCAGCGGCGCTGCAGGAAACTCTTCAGGGAGTGGGTGAGCCGACCGCTCACAACGCCAGAGCCGGAGAAGGTCTGGAACGCCGCCTACAGCGCTGGCCTGAAAGACGGACTAGCCGTTGAGAGAAAGCCATGAGCACTGAACTGAAACCTGGTGATCGCGTCTACTTCGTCCAGAAGGATCGCAAGCTTCGCGGTGTCGTGTCTGACACACTCAACCTCAAGGCCCGCGGCGAGGCCCTTCTCGTGCCTGTGATTAGGCCCAGGAAGAGCAGTAAACCCACGACGGTCCATGCTGACCACGACCACAAGCCCAAGGAGTTGAAAACTCGCTGGATGGAACGGTCGAAACTTCGTAAGCTGCCAGACTGATATGCCTCGCAGCATACCCAACATACTCGACGACCCTCTCGCGAGGATCGGGGACTTGATCGACTTCAGGTGTGGCACCTGCAAGAGCGCCAGAGTGGCTGCCCAGTTCATAACTGGCGTTGTCACGGGAGCCAAAGGAATTGTGTTTACCTGTCACGGCGAGTCCGAATTCCTTGAACTCAGCGAAGCTCAAATAGCTAATCCTCGACGCCTCAAGGGCTACCGGCCGTTCAGTGGAATCCCTCAGGAGCAGAATAAGCGTAAGGCGACTGGGGTTGGCGGTAGCATCGACTACCGAGCCTGGAGTGCCGGCAGGAGTCGAGTGCCTATGGAGGCTGCCGACCTGAGGTGGTGGTGCGGGAAGTGCAGCAAGGAGATCGCCATCAGCGATATGTTCAGGGATGAGGCGACCCGTCAAGTCATCGCTCGATTCCGCTGCCATAACGTTGCGGTTGACTTTCCGGTCTCCGACGAAACCTTAATGCGGGAAGGAGGGCTCGTGGCCTGCCTCAGGAAGGTCAATCCATTCCCCACCCCCCGCACTCCCTCCATAATTCCCCCGATGTATCCAGTGGGGGATGAGGCGACGCTAAGCGAGGACCAGATCAGGGAGATCAATTCCAAAGTGGAAACATTGATTAGGCAGCGCGACGAAGCCATAGCGTTAGCTGAGGGCCTACTTGAGAAAAAGGAGCCAACCGTAGAATCCATGCTGGTCCCACAACGGGAGCCACGCGCAATCACACTGGACGACTAAATGACAAAAGAACCATTACCCGCACCACCGTTCCGCCCACTACCAAAGATCGTAGCTCGGGGTCCAGGGATCGAGCCCACCAGCGACCTGCAGCTCGGGGACAAGGTGAACGTCCTCATGAAGCCGTTCCACGCAAAGCCCTTCTGGCGCCTTTATGAGGTCGCCCTGATCGACGGCGGGATGTGCCGGCTCGTAACCCCGGACAAACGATTCGCGATGAACGCAGAAACCCCATACATCAAGGAGCTGCGGGATCTGCAGCGCCAGTTGAAATAGAAAGGTATTACATGGCCAAGGAAGAAAAGAACAACGCAGGGAAGCTCAAGCCGGTGCTGAACGACCGGCAGACCAACGACGCGATCAGCCAAATGATCGCCCGTCACGTTGTCCAGTTGAGCGAGCACGTCTCCAGCATCCAGGTTGTTGGCACCAAGCTGGAACTGGATGGCACCACCACTCGGTTCGCTTACGGCTCAGGGGATATGTATGCCCGAGCCAAGGCGATGGAAGCGTTCCTGGAGCAAGTCGAAGAGACTCTGTGATGCCGGCAGCACGCGCCAGGAAGGCCGTGGCGGGGTCCCTGATAGGCCAGGGCGGCTCCGAGGACCGGCGGAGGCGTCACGGCAACTACAGGTGCCGCTGCGGCCTCGCACACGTCCAGGAATCTGATGATCCGATAATCAATCGCTGGTGTGGCGACTGCAGGAAGATCACGAAGCAGAAGTTCCTGTCGCTATGGACCCCGTAAAACCCTGTCGGTTCCAGGTTGGGGATGGGGTCTCGCTTGAGCTGTGGGATAGATGGGAGCGCTGGGAGAACCGGCTCGGCAACTGCACCGTCACGCTGGTAGAACGATGCAGGTGCGAGTCCGGCTACATGGTTATCGTGGTAAACCCGAAAGGTCGAAGCGCTCGGCTCGACTCAAACTGGCTTACCGAACTACACCCCGAGCTGCCCCTCTAGCTGGATTTCTTGGGCGCACCGGCTCTGACTTTGCGGAGAGCGGCGAGGATGATCTTGTAAGCGTCCTCAACTTCCTCGGCATACATGCCATAAGGTCGATTGAACATCAGCGGCATTTGTTCCGCTGTAAGTCTCGCAATCTCCTCGTCTGTCTCCGTGGGCGCACCGGAAGCAGCAGGCTTAACGGGATACTCGTATTCCTCCCATTTACAAGGTTCAGACCTGTCGTGTTCGCCGCGACAAATACGGATGCCTGTAGCAGTATCTTCGATATTCCATCGGTGCTGCCTGCCCCACGTTTCCTCCTTTGCCGCAACCCCCGATGCGTTAGAACTGGCTTGTTGAGCGTCTTGGATTCCCTTTTTGCGTATGCAGGCAATCAGTTCCGGCCACATCATCGGCGGCGTGGAATGATGCCCTTTGTCTTGATGGCAGCATGGGAAGTTGTCTAGCTCCGCTGTCATGAACGCCATGAAGTCGTCGTTTTCGGAAACCTTTTTCAACGCCTCGTCTCGCTTCTGCGTCAGTCGGTCGAGGACTGTGTTGTGGGCGTCGATGATTGCCTGAGCCTCACTTTGGATTAGGTCGCCTTGAATGAGCGTGTCTCCGCAGTAAATCTCAGTGAACTCCTCGCTCACATATCCGCGCTGGTTGTCCCATTGTCGCAGCGTCCACCTTTCCTGCTCTACGGAACGTAAGGGAAGGGAAGGTTTTGGAGTTACCGGAAGCGTTGGCTGGTTCGCGTTGGAGTGCTCGGACAGAAGTCGTCGCATCCGGTGAAGGACGGCAAGTTCGCCCTTCCAGTATTCCAGCTTGACGACGTTGCCGCTCAACTTCTCGGCTGCGTGCTGACTCTCAGCGAGAGCGAATGAGTCTTGAATCTCTTTCTGTAGGACGGCGCTAACGTTGTCCGCTGGCGCATCCGGTTCCCCTAAATCCGTCTGCTCTACGGGCGCACCTGCGCGATTCGCCAAATTCAAGCGGTCGCTAATCCACTTAGCGCGTTCTTCGCTGGTCGTGTAACAAAGGCTACTTTCTGGATGCGACTTTGGAAATACTGCCCATTCACAGTGAAACATTAGGTCATGTTGCCCGGCTTCAAAATCTGAATACTCGGGCGCACCTGCTACGGGAGCGTTCATGGCTTCGCAGATTTGGTCGAATATTTCGGCTTTGAACTCATCGCTTGGGTCGGTGTCGAAATCGGCCTTGGCGATACGGAGCGTGCCGCATATCAAAAGGCCGTTAGCGTGTCGCCAATTTCCAGTTCCAAACCGCGCACCTGCTACGGGGACGGAAGGGGGAGTTGGGGACGAAACACTGACTCCGAGTGAGTTGCCACCCGTCCGAGACAGAAGTTCCTTTGCGTGCTCGCGGTAAGTCCGACCGTCAGGGAAGCGCGTGACGCCTCGGACGAAATACGCATCAATGAAGTCGTTGCACGCCGCCAGAGCGTTCTCAATGTGGTTGTATGCGTTCTCCATAGCCATGACCGCTTCGGCGTGCTTACCCTCGTCCTGCGCCTTGCGTGAACCTTTGAACCAATACCCCGCGCTAACGATAAGGTGCTGACGCTCGTTCTGTCGGACGTGGGTGGCTGCTTCTACGCCTCCCGGTAATCCCGAATCCCTCGCCTCAACGGATTCAGTGACCGCCTCCTGTTTCCCTGAAGTCTTTTCTGGAGTGCTCATTCTTCCGTTTCCTCCGCGCATTGATCGCAGATATTTTGTCCCGGCTCATTGGTCGCCTCTCCGCACTTGTCGCACATCTCGCCGCCTCCGTTACACACGAAGCAGTCCACTCCTGGCTTCGCTGACTTTCCTGTTCCCTTACATGCTTTGCACTTCATAGACTTCAGTTCCTTTCAGTTAAGTTTACCGCTTCAGTTAAAAAATTGTGCTTGACCTGAACGATCGAGTCCAGGTAAAAGTGTCCTGCGCGACAGAACTCGAAGCCTGTTGCGCAACCGAAAACCTGGCATATGCTAATTCCTACAACCGTTCAATCCCTCGTCTCAAGTGCCACGCCAGGGGCCGACTTCGAGATGGGGCGAGGGACTGAGCGGCTGGAGGCAGCAGCATGACACTACTCGATCTGCTCGATCGACCGATAGCTTTTCACCGCCCACTCGTCACAGTCACCGGCTCTGTTCACGCGGCGCTCATGCTGTCACAGGCGATCTACTGGAGTCGCAGGACTAATGACAAAGACGGGTGGTTCTACAAAAGTCGTGACGAATGGCGTGACGAAACCGGCCTATCCCGATGGGAACAGGAAACCTCCCGAAAGGCGCTGCGCAAATCCGGCTTCTGGGAAGAGCGTCCTGACCGACTGAATCACCGCCTGTATTACAGGGTGAACATCCCTGAACTCTCCCGAAGGTTGAAATCCCACCTTCGGGAAGGTGGGAATGGTGGCGTCGGGGAGGATGGATTCCCACCTTCGACTATCTCAAAGACTACTTCAGAGACTACTAGCAAGGAGGCTGCGCCTCTCGCTCTCAATCTCAATGGAGCAAAAGGCAGGAAAAAATTCACTCCACCAACCCTCAAGGAAATCCAAGTCCAATGCTCCATCATCAGCCTTGATATCAGGGAGGCCAAGAAGTTCCTCGACTGGCATGAATCGCGAGGATGGAAGGTCGGCCGGATGCCGATGGTTAGCTGGGTCTCCGCGCTCAACACCTGGAAGTCGCACCACGAGGAGCGCAACGGATCGAACGGCAAGAACGGGCAGCACTCAACCGGCGACCCCGCCGGCTGGCAGGAATGGCTCGCTAAACACCCCGAGTATCACGAGATCTGCGCTGGGAAGAAGTTCTCAGCCTGCCGCGAGTTCATTCGCAATGAATTCATCGCCGACAAAAAGGCGGTGAAAGCGTGAAGCCTCGGGAGGTCAAGCGCCCCGCGAAGCTGAGTCGCAACGGGACTGACAAGCCGAAGAGAAGCAACTACAGCCAGCCAGAGAAAGACGCGCCGGACAGGTCGCCACCCCACAGCATCGAGGCTGAGCATGGCGTCCTTGGCTCAATGCTGGTCAACCCTCGCGACGCGATCGGTGAATGCGTGGAGCGGGGAATGACGACCGACTACTTCTTCGTCCCTGCCCACCAGACGATCTACGATACCCTCGTGGAACTCTGGAGAGAGCGGAAGACTTTCGACCTGATCATCTTCACCCAAATCCTGCGGGACAGGAAGCTCCTCGACACAGTTGGTGGCCCATCGTTTGTCACCAGCCTCTACACGTCAGTTCCCACAGCCGCCAACGTCAGCTACTACGCCGAGATCCTGCGGGACAAATACATCCTGCGCCAGATCATCGCCGCGAGCACGGAGAGCATTGAACGCGCCTTTGACGATCAGGACCAAGTGAATGAACTCCTGAGCGACGTGGAGCGCAGGACGCTTGAGATACGGCCCGCGGAATCCCACAGACAGCAGACAATCAAGGATTCGGTCATGGAGGCCATAGAGGGCATCGAGAGGCTCTACGAGACCAAGGGCGCCGTCACAGGGCTCGCCACAGGATTCGCTGACCTCGATCGGATGACCTCCGGCCTGCAGCCTCAGGACATGATCGTCCTGGCCGGCCGCCCGAGCATGGGGAAGACCGCATTGGGCATGAACATCGCGGAGCACGTAGCGGTCAACCTCGGCATCCCAGTCCTTGTGTTCAGCCTCGAAATGAGCACACAGCAACTCGTCCAGCGCCTCATCTGCAGCAGGGCGCGTGTAAATTTGCAGAAGGTGCGCGACGGGTTCCTGAGCCAGAGAGACTTTCCGGCAATCACCACCGCGTCATCCAAGATCATGGAAGCCCCGCTTCACATCATCGACGAGCGCCTCTACATCGACGCCCTGGTCGCCAGAGCCCGCCGAATGAAGGTGAACAAGGGAATCAAGTTCATCGTCGTGGATTACCTCCAGCTCCTCCGAGCCAGAGGGTTCAAAGCTGACCAGAGACAGCAGGAAGTGTCCTACATCTCCGGCGCCCTCAAGGGCCTCGCCAAAGAGCTTCACATCCCCGTGCTGGTGCTCGCACAGTTGAACCGCGAACCAGAGAGGCGTGGAGGCGGCAAGCCCCGCCTGTCAGACCTTCGCGAGTCCGGTGCGATCGAACAGGACGCCGACCTCGTTGGCCTGCTGGTCCGCGGCGAGATCTACGCGGAAGACGAGGAGGAGCGCCACGAGAAGGCAGGGGAGGCCGAACTCATAATCGGCAAGCAGCGCAATGGCCCGATCGGTGAGGTGGCACTGACCTTCTTCAAGGAATACACCCGCTTCGAGGATCGAGCCCGAGCAATTCAGGGATCGTTAGTATGATTCACTTGACACCATTAACTCAGTCAGGTAATCCAAACTTTACCGAACTGAGTGTATGCCGAATCCGAAACTTGAAGCGCTCCTGCGCTCTATCATCGCCTGCGTGGGTCGCAAGACCACAGATCCACTCATCCAGTGGAACGAAGAGACGGCCACCTTTACGATCCAGGTCAACGCTCGTGACCAGGGAAGATTCATCGGGAAGGCGGGCATTGTGATCTGGGCGCTCAAATCGATCTTCTGGTATGCCGGGCTGGCCCAGATCATGAAGACGGTGGACATCAACCTCCTTGAGCCGAAGGACCCAAGCTCGGACCAGAGGGCTGCACCCTTCAAGCCCAACGCAAGCTGGAACCGCAGCAAGTTCACCACAATGCTGGAGCGCCTGCTCCAAACCTGCTTCAACGAGCAGGCACCCGACTGGCACCTGGAAACCTCCGAGCCAGCGAAAGCTCTCGTCACAATCGAAATCAACAAGTATCTGCGGACCCCGTGCTCCGATCCCGACCTCGAAGAGGCGATCAGAACGCTCGTTCACGCAGCAGGAATGGCCGATGGCTGCGCAATCAAAACCGAAGTCTCCTGGACATGAAATCGAGGAGCGCACGCTTGAGGGTATGCGAGTGGTCCGCATCGGCCGTGGCATGTATGAATGCTCCTCTGAGTCCGAGCCTGGCAAGAAATACACCCTGGACGTTCTCTCCCTCGGCGGCCTTGGCCAATGCGACTGCTGGGACTTCACTTCCCGCAGGTTCCCGAGATGGAAAGAGGTTCGCAAGAAGTATGACGTATTTCGCTGCAAGCATCTCCGGCGTGTTCGCAACCATGTCCTAGACCAGATTTTTGACCCTTACATCCGAACTGAAACCAACCTGAGGAAACCGAACCGAAATGATACACGCACGACTCGACTACAACCACATCCAGGACCCGACCGGGAAGATCCCTGAAGGCGAACCCGTCTTCCTTCTCCGAGCCCAGGATCAAACCGCAGCATCCGTCGTTCGCGACTGGGTAAGGCGGAACAAGCAAATCGCAGGGCACGACGAACACGCCGTCGCTCTGGCCGAGGCCCATGCAAGACTCATGGACCAGTGGCCTAACAAGAAGATCGCCGATGTCCCTAAGGGCATCGACGAAGAGGAACCCGAACCCGCCGCACCGGCAGCTTAACCCTATGGCAAAAAAGAAAGACAAGACACCCGACCTGGAGGGCATGTCAGGCCCAGGAGTAGCCCCCGTCAAGATCCCCGAACTCGATAAGGCGATCGACCAATACGTCGTCGCCCGAGACAAGCGGATGATCGAGACTCCAAAGGAGAAGGCTCACAAGACGATCGTGATCGAGCTGATGCTCGCGCACCAGGAAGAGATCGGCGTCAACGGCGACGGCAAAATCTCCTACACTCACGGAGGCGAGATCGTCACCCTGGAGCCAGGTAAGCCGAAGCTCAGCGTCCGCGAAGCCACGGAGCCAGAGTGAACGGCATCACCAACAGCCTTGTGACTGTTCCACGTCCCGAAAGGTTCGTGGAACAGTCCATCCTCCCGAAGGAGTATGACCCACGGGATGGTATGATCCGCTTCCGCACCGGCCCCATCGAGGGGCGGCCGGAGTATGCGCTGAAGAAGAACGGCTCAGTCGTCCGCACCGCCCCACGTATCCTCAACAAGAAGGAGCGCAAGCGCGACGCCAAGGCTCAGGCCGCGTGGCCCAAAGGAGAGGGCTACAGATTCCTCTGTGGCTGCAAAGCCCTTACCTTCCACTACCCCTCACACGTCAAGGTCCGAATCCCAGGCTACGAGAAGATGCAGGAGGTGGAGACCTACAAATGTGCCGTGTGCTACGAGCACTTCGATAAGGAGCGAATCGATGCGGCCGTCGCCGCCCACGCTGAGCGCCACAAGCAAGTAACCAACCCAAACCTGGGCGAACCCCTGTGAGCAAGTGGATCTTCGACATGGCTTGGATGTGCAAGCAGATGGGGCTGCGGCCCAGGACCGTCTGCGAGTGCGGCGTAGGCCCACTCGACATCTCGATCGCCAAGGGATTCATGGGCTACTGCGACCGCTTCCTGCTGATCGAGCCAATCGCCCGCCAAGCCGACGCAGCAGAGAAAGCCTTCGGGGTCCACGTCCACCGCGTTGCCGTAGGAGAAAAGACGGGGATCGCTACGATCGTAGACAACGGCGGCTCCTCATACCTGAGTGGCACCTGGGCGCCAACTCCAGCCGGCCATCTGCCGGCCGTGGAAGTGCCAGTCGTAAACTTCAGCTCACTCGATGATGGCAGGATCGATGTCATGAACCTCGACTGCGAGGGCCAGGAGTGGGCAGTCCTGCGCAACATGAAGAGCCGCCCCATGCTTCTCTCGGTGGAAGTCTGGACCGGCCACCCTCGTCACGCCGAGATCTTCGGCTGGCTCAAAGACAATGGATATGTCGAACGATTTTCAACCGGACCAACATCAGAAACCTTCATCTATTCACGACCATGACTATCACACCAATCGGAGACAGGGTTGCGCTGGAGCGTATCCCGCAGGAACCCAAGATCGGGGAGATCTACATCCCTGAGACCGTGCGCAACAACTCGAACTGGGTTCGCGTCTGCGCCCTCGGGACCGGCAAGCCAGGCTTCGAGTTCACCGTCAAGGTGGGCGACAAGGTGCTCATGCCCGGCCATCTCAGAACGGACGTGGACTTCCATGGTGGCAAGATCATCGTCATGAAGGAAAGTGAACTTCTCGCGGTAATGCCCAATGACGCATAGAACCTTCATCGCAGTCGATCCGGGAGGCAGCGGCGCGATCGCCTGGAGCAACCGCCAAGGCGTCTTTGTTGAGGCGATGCCCTCCACCCGCGGAGATACGATCTCACTCATCCAGAAGGCCGTAGCGGAAGGTGTAGACCCCGTTGCCTACATCGAGAAGGTAGCCCCATTCATTCCAGACGGCGGAGCATCCATGATGTTTGAATACGGCCGCAGGGTCGAGCGCGTCGGCTGCATCTGTGAAATGAGCGGCATTCGCATCATCGAGATCATCCCGCGCTCATGGCAGAAGGAACTTGGCCTCGGTAACAGCGAGCGCGTCTCCCCGCCTCGGATGCCCAAGGGCCTGACCGTCGCCCAGAAAAATCACTGGCGCCTTGAAAATAAGGTTGCGCTTTCCGCCGCGAAGGTGCATAACGCCAAAGCCAAGAGAGATTGGAAGAATAAGCTCAAGGAGGAGGCGCAGAGGCGTTTCCCCCAGCAAAACGTAACGCTAAAAACCTGCGACGCCCTGCTCCTTCTGGACGCCGCGATCAAACTCGAAGGAGAGAAACTGAACCTATGAAACCGACACCGAAGCTGAACCTGAAGAAACTCGAACCGCACCCACTGGGCGCGATGTTCCCACCAATGGGGGACGAAGAATACGACCGGCTGAAGACCGGCATGAAGCAGAACGGGTATGACAAGCGTCACCCCGTCATCCTCTTCGAGGGCCAGATCCTTGAGGGCAACAACCGATACACCGCCGCCAAGGCAGTGAAGAAGGAGCCGGAGTTCAAAAACTTCGAGGACCTCAACTTCCCTGGCGACGCCATCGACTACGTGATTCAGGAAAACCTGAGTCGTCGAAACCTCACCCCGAGCCAGTTGGCCACCCTGGGCGCTGAACTCGTGGAGAAGATGGAGCAAGCCGAAAAGGCCGAGAAGGAAGCCGCGGCTGCAAATTCACAGCCAGCGCCCAAGAAAAAGAAGGGCGACAAAGTTGCTGCCGCTGCCAAGAAGGTTGGCGTCAGCGCCCGATCGGTAGCCTCTGCGCGTAAGGTCAAGAAGGCTGACCCAGCCGCAGCCGAAGATATCAAGGCTGGCAAAAAGAAGCTGCACGCCGCGACACAGGACGTGGATAAAAAGAAGGCAGCCGAAGACGCCAAGACCAAGGAGCACGAGGAAGCGGTCGCCCGCATCGACAATGTGCTCGGAGCCGGCTGGACGCTCAAGGCAGCCGAGTCAAACACTCACCTGCAGCCCAAGCACATCCTGCAGTTGTCCGGCCTGGAAGAGGAAGAGATGAAGCGGGTCAAACCGTTCATTGAAGCCGGCTGGAAGCTGAAAGACGCGCTTGGCTACAAGTCCGTCAGCCTCACCTACGCCCACAACATCCGCCAGCTCACTGACCGCGCCACCGCTCAGGGCGGCACGTTCACGCTGCTGATCGACGACTGGGTGATCTCGGTCGAGAAGAAAGCCGCAGTGTAAGGCCCGCTATGGGCGGCAGCATGATTAAGCCTCGGTCGGAGGACTCCTTCTTCAAGCCGAAGAGGGAGTTCCCGGCCCGCAGCGGGAACGGCAAAGGCTTCCCGATCGGTAAACGCACCAAGGAGCGGGCGGCCGCGAACCGAGACATGAACAAGCTCGGGCCGGAAGTTACGAAGGTCTGTGAGCTTCGGGTGCCAGGGGTCTGTATCGGCAATCGAATGCTCCAGTGGTGCCACAAAGTAAAGAGTCGGTTCATTGTCACAGCAAAGGATTGGCGCGAGGCCGCTCGGGGCTGCGCCGCCTGCCACCAGTATTACGAAAACGGAAAACACAAAGTCATGGCCGCCGCCATCGACGCAGCGATCAAATCAAGGAAGCCACATGCACATTCTCACGATACCTGAAGGAATCTCGGAACCCATCCCTGTCGCTGGCGGGCAGCCGCTCGAAGCTGGCAAGGAATACATCTGCACCAACGCCTTCGCTGGCGCCCTGATGCTCACGCCCTGGAGGGTGGTAATCGACGAGGAGGCATGGAGCCTGCGGTCCTTAATCAAAGTTGATCATTTCGTGGAGCAGGAGTTCAACCCCAAGCTCGACTGGAACGGAGCCCACATCTGGCTCATGCGTGCTGGAGGGTGGGGCGATCTCCTGATGCTGACCCCGACAATCCGAGAACTCAAAAAGCGTTGGCCGCGCTGTATTGTCCATGTCGCCATGGGGGAATCCCACAAGGGTCTCTTCAACGGACTGGGGGTAATCGAGGAATCAATCCCAATGGATTACGACAAGCTCCTCGCCGGCCCCAACGAGTCCGTCACGATCCTGGTAGCATTCGAGGATTGGATCGAGGGACACCCAGGGGCCGAGAAGGTTCACATCGCTCAGCACTTCGCCAACAAGCTCGGGCTCGATCTCGACGGCAACCACAAGCCCGACTTCATTATCAGTGAGGAGGAGGAGCTGTGGAGAGAGGCTACGTTCCCCAGGACCGCCAAGAAGCGCGTCGGCCTTCAATACATGGCTTCCGCCCTCTACCGGACCTACCCGCACACCGAGAAGGTCATTAAGCTGCTCATGGATCACGACATTGAAGTTTTCCTCTTTGGAACCAAAGGGCAGTTAACCATGAAGGGCGACCTGCCTCCCGGCCTAACGAATCTGACCGATCCGTCATTCGACGCCACCTTCAGAAGGAGTGCGGCGTTAGCCAAGTCCTGCGACTGCATCATCTCACCTGACTCGGCCATGGTCCACGTCGCCGCGGCCCTCGAAGTGCCCTACATCGGCCTCTACGGCCCGATACCGCCACAGCTACGCGGCAGCGGCAAGAACGGCAAGGGACTCTTCGGGGAGGCACCATGCTCACCCTGTTTCTTCCATGCCGAGCGATCTGATCAATTCCCTGCCGGTATGCCCTGCACCGACAAAGGCTACTGCGTGGCCCTAGCAGCGATACCACCCGAACAGGTGGTCGAGGAAGCTCTCAAGCTTGTCTCACCGATTATACAGTTGCCAAAACAAAACAGCGGCCGCATTATTGTGCCGTAATGCGGACATGAGACGTAACTCCACGGAGCGTTGCCGGAATGAGGTTTCTTTGTTAATCCTCCTTTCTAGCGCCTCAACCGTTGAAGGCGTCGGCTATCCGAGAGCAACGGGACATGGGCGCGAGGGGTTGAACCTCGCGCCCATCTGCTTCTAATCCTCTGCGATCTCCGGCAACTTAATACCGGCCCGTGTCGTCTGCTCAATGAAGGCGGGGTCCTTAACGAACATCTCCGAGTAGGCGGTCGCCTCCTGGAGGTAACGAACCATGTTCCACGCGGCTGTGGCTATCAGCTTGAGGGAGCTGTTATCAGGATCGCTCTTGGCCATCTGGTGAGCCTCGTAGGCAGCACGCTGCCAGTCCGGCAGGGACAGCCCGCGTAGCGTGCGAAACGCATCGATGTCGTTCTGCGTCTTGGCCGCGAACAACACCAACCTATCCCGCTTATCCTTGCCTCCAGCCTCCAGGTGGCGCGTGATATCGATTTGATCCGGCCCGAACACATCCAGGTCATCTGGTGTCTTCATGACGGTCATAAGGCTTCTTTGACCTCCTTGCTCAAGAAGTGGGACTTGAGCCATACCATGAATGGCCGCCGCCTCTTCTTGTTCTTGGGTCTCCGCAAGACCAGAGGCTCTCCCGGAATGTCCTCGTGGGGAGCGTCCCAGTCCCCGCCGGGGTCGCCCTTGTGTATCACGAGGGGGCACTCCTGACTGCGATACTTGGGATCGAAGTCCACGGCCAATATCCCAAAGGCCCACTCAGCGCGACCGGCCTTTATGTCCAGGAATTCAGCCAGGTCACGCCCGAGGGACTCCGCCACCATCTCCGCCTGCCGCGTCCGCAGTTGGAAGCTTGGCAGTCCGGCGTCCTCCGCCGCATTCAGCATTTGATCGATGTTCAGTATTTTACTCACTTTGTTACAGGTCCTTTCTTGTTTTTCATCTTACGTTTCAGTTTGTGGATGTGTGGCTTGATGACCTTGTAGGCAATCGTCACGGCCGCAGCCGCGCTCTGAACTGCCCTGATGATCTTCTCAGGCTCACTCATACCGCTCATGCTCCCACGGCGCTTCCTGCGCCGGAGAGGCTTAGCTTTCGTCTTCGTCATTTCTCCCATGGTTCCCTTTCTAATCGTCGAACGTTATTGCGCGGGCGCCACTCTGAACGAGCATCGAGACCAGGGACTCCTGGATCTTCGACCCCTCGTTCTTCACGAACGCCCGCAGTTTGTCGTCAGTCTTGAAGGCATCGATATCTTTGCCCTCGACCAACTCCTTCAGTTTGGCGACCTGTGCCGCCAGCTCCTCGTCCCCGGCCATATTGCGATCCTCGAACGCTTCAAAGAAGTCGGTCAGGTTCGTAACGGCCGTGGCGTAGAAGCGCTTCTTCTTGCCCTCAGAGTCAGGCGTCACGGCATCCACGAGCCGCTTCACCATCTCCGCCATCGTCTCCCGCAGCAGGATCAACCCTTGCGCCTTCGCCTCCTGCCAGACCGCCGCGGTGCGGGCACGCTCTCGCTCCCACATCACCGCATCGATTTCCTTCAGGATCTCGGGGGTCCCGAAGTGCATCCACTTGGTCTTGAACTTAAACAGGCCAGGGATGGCCTCAGGAGCCTTGTAGTCGCCCGCATTGTAGAGCGGGCCTAAGTCCACCACCTCCTTCGTGATCTGCGAAGGGTAGACCTCACTGAAGCGCTCCACGACCGCCTGCAGCTCACGCTCCGTCTTCGCCGCCAACTCCTCAGCCTTCGGGATATTGGCAATACGAATCAGATACATGGAGTCGCCCAGCGGGAAGGGGATGCCCAGATTCGCGAACTCCTGCCTCCGCTTCTGCTTGAACCCCTCGATCGCGTCATACTCGTCACTCGTGAAGAGCGTCTTGCCGTGCTTCATGTTGCTCGACAGCATTTGTTTGATGGCCTTAATCCTGTCCTCGTCAGTCTCCCTGGCGATCAGCTTCTCAGCCCAGTCAGAGAAGATCTTCCTCTCCTCCTTGGTGAGCGCCTTCGTCTTCGGCAGGCTACCCGAGAATCCAACATGCAGGATGATCGTGCCCGAGAACTCCTCCTGGCTATTCTCGACACTCTTCACAACCTCCTTGATCCGCGCCTTATTTTTCTCCTCCTTCCATTGACGCGCCTCTTGGACTGCCTTCACCTTATCCACGACCTCGATCATGTTGGCGAGAGGGACGACGGCCCCCTGACCGTCGTCCAAGAATTCCCCCGCCATGCCGGCCCCCACAGCGATCGAACTGCAAACAAACAGTCCGAGCCGGTTGGCATCCTTCACCTTCACGCGAACCGTTTGATTCGCGGCGTCCTCTCTACTTATCACTCTCCACCCTCCTGCAGATAAGGCTTGATCTCGTCGTAAGGGATGTCGCCCGCCTTAGCCACCCTTTCCAGAACTACCAGGATGTCCTTGAAGAGCAGGCTGGAAGCCTTCCTGGTCGATTCTCTCAACGGCAGCTCAATACCGCACGCCTTTGCGATACGCTTAAAGCTCGTGATTGGAATCTTGTAGATGGCCGCGAGGTCTACCATAGAGGCCCCCTTTGCCAGCTTGGCTTCAATCTGAGCCTTGTTGGCGATCATCTTTTGAGACAGGACGATTACCTGCTCGTGAGTCAATGTGTGTTTGGTCATATAGTTTTACTTTCTAGTGTTGGTGGGCTTCCCCAGTTTCGTGTTGATGTTGATGATGTGCAGCGGCTCCACGAGCTACTCGCGTCGTGTCTCCGCCTGCCTTCTTGGCAATCCATGCCAGGAACGCTTCAGCGCTCGAATGATTCGGAGCGCTGATCTTGTCTGTCTCGGTCTTGATGGTCCCATCGTTAAGGATGGTGATGTTAATCACGTCCGAGCCCTTTGTTAGCTTGTAGGTTTCAATCATGATTTCACCTCCTGGTGAGAGCCTGTATGTTCGAGCTTCCACCCAGGGAAACCCGCCTGCACGATCTGGGCCGCGTAGCTACGCTTCACGGCGTTGACCTCCAAGGGCTGTGCCTGCCCCGTAACCTGCTCCGACATCTTCCCATTCTGGTAAGTGCCAGTGTGGTATTTCCCTGTGGATTTGTGGACCCCGTAGAAGGTGAGGTATCCCCCAGCCTTCTCGTTGACCGTGAACCCCATCGCCAACAGGGCCTTCTTGAGCAGCTTGAAGTCCACGTTCTTCAGCTCTGACTGCACTGTCGATCTTTGTATTTGGTCGCAAGGCATTTTTTAATCCTCCATGGTTATTTGCCTGATCTCATTGATCGCGCTCTCCGTCATGCCGTCACTCATGTCGTAGAAGCCCGACCGTGACGCGGAGAGGTATTTCCCGTGAGCCTCCTTCCGCATCTTGTTCAGATCGTCTCCCATCGCCTTCACTACGGGGGTAATGAACTTGGACGCCTTCAGAAGAGTCGTCTTCCATTTGGCGGCCAGGCGGCAGCACTTGTTGATCTCCGCCCCGGTCCACCCGTCATACTTCGGCAACGGCTGATCTGGCAGGCCGTATTGCTTCAGTTTGAGCGCCCAGATTTTATCCTGGGATGCCCTGTCGAGCAGGTCGAAGAAGAAGATGACGGTAAACCGCCTCATCATCTGCGGGGTGATGTTAGCCAGGGAGTTCGTGGTCCCAATGAAGAACACCTCCCTCCCTCCCATCGCGTATAGGATGTTCACGGCCGCACGGATCTTGCGCTCGCTCTCGCTCACAAGACTGCCCTTCATCGATCCCATGTCGAATTTAATGAAGAGCCCGCCGGACTCGTTACCCATCGCTTTGCCGATCTCGGTCTTACCCGTCCCGGCCACACCATGCAGGATCATGCCCTCCCATCCGTTATCTTCCATGGACTGCAGGAACGTAGCCTGAGCGTCAGCGTTGAGCCCATTGCTGTCGTTCCTGCCAGCCAACTGATCCCCGAACTCGTCGATCAGGACGGTAAGGGACGGCTTCTCAAACCGGCAGAACTCCTTCACTGGCTCCAGCCCGCCAATCTGATCGAAGGTGAGAGTGTTATTCTCAGCCACCGACAGACCGGACGTTTGCCGGACAACGCTGCGTTTGATGTGCCACAGGTTATCGATGTCCAGCCCCTCCCGACTGAGCGACATTGCTATCGCGTTCTCAGCCAGGAACAGGGACAGACCGAGCGTGGCGTGAACCGCCTTCTCAATCACGTCATCCTTCGGCGCCTCCAGGCCGGCCGCCTTGAATTGTGCGATGGTGAGCTTCCACAACGCTTCCCTGTCAGGCAGGGGCACGTCGATAGTAATCACATCGTTACTCAACTCAGGCGGCACCTTCATGTCCGGCACCAGCAGGACCAGCGTCCGCTTACTCTTCTTGAACTCATCCCGGCAGTTCCAGATGCCTTGAATGACCCCCAGCCTGTTCCAGTCTTTCGACTCCAGGATGATCTGAGTGTTCATCATGAAGAGGATTGACTGAGTGGGCAGACCCGGAAGCGCCTTCTGCAGCGCCTCCACTGGATTGCCGGTGATGATCGCTGCAGGCTGCCCTTGGTCGTTGGCGTTCAAGTCCAGGGCTGCCTGAGCCCCGAGATCGTTCGCTCCCTTAATTCCACGAGCGAGGTCCCATTGGAGGATGGGCACCTCCTTCCCTTTGTAGAACGCAGAGATTTCCTCGATGACCGAGGCGTAGTCGGCCGTTCGTATGACAACGATCGGCGCCGCGGATCTCCGCGCGGCCCGGAATTGATCGAGGTATTTCATTTTACCTCCCATCCATCTCGACCTTTGTAGGTAAGTCCAGGCCAATCACTCGTCTCGTCCCCAATGGCTTCATTGAGGGATACTGGAGCGATGAAGTAGTTATCCCCAACGCAGGCCGACTTAGCTAATTCCCTATCGTCGAAGAGGCCCTGGAACTCCCAGCGATCAGTCTCCCCAAGTGATTTTCCAACTATCCAGAATTGGTTCACTTCGTCACCACCCTTGTCTCTGTCGTTGAGATGCAGGTGAACCCGAGATCGAAGAGATCGTCAGGCAGAATCATGGAGAAGTCATGCTTGCTCCACCATCCCGTCCTCCTGATCGTATATCGAGCCTTCCCGTTGAACACCGCCACCTTCTCCACCACCTCCACTCTGTAGATCGCCGTGGTGGCCCCTGTGGTCAGCCAGCGACAAACAGCCTTTATCCGCATCCGTATTAGTATTCGCGTCATTGTTTTATGTTCCTTTCTTGAGCGAGCGCATCCGCGCCCGCAGCCGCCTTTTGGCAGCAGTTATGTTTTTCAGTTTGGTGGTAGCGAGCCGCTTCTTGCGGAGCCACCGTTTCTCGTCGGCGATCAGCTTGAGCCTCTGGCGCTCAAGCTTTTCCTCCTTGGCCTTCAGCGCTGCCATCAGCGCCTTGTTGGCCTTGGCGGGATCGTCTTCGTCGAAGTTGAATTGGCGAAGCGCCATATCACTTCCTCTTGCTCGCCATAAGCGAGAAGAATGTCAGCAGCAGCGCCACAATCACGAACGAGATAAGATCTTCGCCGTGGATGTGAACGTGCTCGGTTACGTGAGCCAGTAGGTTCATTTTCTTCCTTTCTTTGTTGTTGATTTTCTCCGCCCCCTCCCCCTCCGACTTTGTTGTCGGAGGTGGACGAGGGGCAGTAGTAGAAGGAGAGCGCCGCATACCTCAGCGACGATCTCCAGCACCTTCAGTATTTGGTCCTTTGTGTTTTTACCCATATTGTTGTTTCAGAACGGGACCTCATCGTCCTTGTCATCCTTCGCAACGACAGCAGCCGGCGAGCCAGGCGGACCACCGTGAGTGACCACCACCTCCTCCTTGCCTTTGCCGTTACGCCTAATGCTGTAGAAGCGCTTCTTTGCTCGACGCTTCTCCTTTCGGGACATACCGTTGGTTTTACCGCCACTGAGACGGCTCCAGAAGTCCCTCAGGCCCAGCTTGGGATAGGTCCCGTGCTCCTCCTTGTGGAGAGCGCAATCGAGGCAGACGAACGGAGCCACTCCGTCGCTACCCTCAATCAGCTCCCTTACGAGAGTGAGCGTGGCGCAGTAGTCACACCGGACAAGTCCACCAAACCCTCCACCGCCACCCTCCGGTTCGTAATCCGGGAATGACGACTGAACGGAATGGCCCTTGCCGGACGACTTGGTTGCCGCAGGTGCCGGCGGAGACCACTTCTGGTAGACGAACGGATAGACATCCGTCACCTTCTCGAAGATCTCCAGCATCATCCCGCAGCACTCCTCCAGGTCCTTGATGTTGATGAACTCGCCATCACTGTGAGGGCGGTAGTAACCCGCGCTCATGTTGGCGACTGAGATCCCGACACCTTTGTCGCGAAGCTCCCTGACATCAGTCATCGCCCCATCGGAGTGCTTGTAACCCCACTTCACCAACACTGGGTCCACGGCATCCAGGAACTCCTTGGATGACAGTTTACCCCAGATGTCGGTCACGAAGTCAGCGTTACCCCTGCGGTCAGCCTGGAGAATGTAACGGCAGTCCGCAAAGAACCCCATAGTGCAATTCCCCGAGCCCTGACACCCGCGCTCCTCGTCAACGAAGAACACGGCCTTGCAGGCAGGCAGCCGATCCATGCAGTAAATGGCTGCCCAGATACCACACTTATCGTCCCCTCCTATCCCCGTCAGTTGCATCTTAGCGGGGTTAAACCCGATAATATTGCCATCGATAACGAGGGGCATAATGCTGCCCTCCTTCTCGATGTGATGCACCGTGTCCATGTGGGCCACTACGCACGGATAGGTGGCGACATCTCCCTCGCCTTTGACAGCGTAGAGGTTCCACTTCTCGTCGTAATACAACTTCCAGCCACGCTGAGTTCCAATCACGCGAAGGAACTCATACATCGCCTCGGTATGACCAGTGTGAGTGGGGACAGCCAGGAGCTTCAACAGCTCATCCATGCCCTCCATTACCACCACCTCCGAATGATATCACCGCCACTCATGCCGCGCGGGCCGCCGGCCCTGATTCGGGAGATGCTAATATACAGCCCCTCCGGGTGATCACGGTCAATGTAGTTGACCCAGATGCAGCGAGCCTTGATAACGAAGTTGCCCCCGATAGCGCACCTCGTAATCAGGGCGCTATCTGGACGATACCAGTAACCTGCGATCTGCACCGCAGTCTCCCGAGGAATCCAGACACCAGTAACGTCCTGGACCATGCCTTCCTGCCTGTCACTCCTTTGGCCGCCAGTGTAGCGGTAGGAGAACTTCTTGCCGGGCGTATTGCCGTCGTTGGATACCCAAGTGTCACCCCCAAAGGCCATCGTGTCACAATACGGAAAGAAGCGTATTTGCGTCAGATCCTTCGTCGTCTCGGATGTCACCTTGGCGTGAGACTGAATCTCCCCATTCGGATCGATGAACTCAGCGACCTCCTTGGATTGATTCCGCTTCGTCCACCACCCTTTCATCAGGGCATGCTCCCTGAAGGCGAGGGTGAGTTCAGGACTGTTGTTCCACACATAAATCCTGTCCATAAATATGTGCTTCTCCGGCTTGCCGTCGAACGTCACGTCAGGCCAAACCAAGGCCCTCCCAACGTATCCAGTGTAGTCTGCACTGGTCGCTACAAGGACCTCGCATCCGAACGCCTCGTAGAACGGGGCGACATCATTCTCCCACATGCAGGAGCTAATGGGCTGTTTGAAGTAAGCAGAGGTGTAACCCTCTTGCACTCCAACCAGCTTGAACTCCAGCTTGCCCTTCAACTCCTCGTGTTTAACTACATCGTTGAACTCGGCGAACACGTTGTCCTTGATCCGCCTCGCCAGTCGCGGATTAAGCATCATCTTAATCCACCTGGCCGGCTTCATCGACTGACGCCCCTTCCTGCTCCAGACGCCGCCCTCGACGATCTGTTGCGCCTTGCCCTTTGGCATGTAGGAAATCATCCCCTCCTTCTCGCGGAAGGAGAAGTAATTCCCCGGCATTGCGCTATTGATGACCCGGCTCATCACCGGCACCAACCTGCCTACCCCTGTGTAGCGCTGAAGCTGGGTTCGAGTGCGGTCACTGCCCGGCTCGTAACCAGTTACGTGCAGGTTGGACTGGAGTCGCTCCAGCCCTCCCACGAGCAGCTTGAGGCAGTCTGAGTCATGCCTGCGCAAGATCAGCATCCGCCACATGCTATCCGATATGTGTATGTCTCCATGAAACTTCATGTGTGTTTTTTCCTTTCAGTGTTGTTGTTGATTTGAGGTCAGGACTCATCAACGAGTCCGCCCTCATCTATTTTTCCTTGGTCGATCGCGTAGGCGATCAACCGTTTATCGTCGTTATCGGGGAACAGGTCGGCATAGTTACCGGCCTCCTCGACAGGGATAGGAGCGAGATCCGACACGTCGAACACCTCTGGCTCACTGTCGTCGGAGTCCCTTCCTCGCTCTGTGGAGTAGTAGTAGTCCGAGAACATGTCCTGATGCCTCGTGGTGTGGTAGATCCTGATACCCTTATGCTCCATGAGGAGCCACCTCTCCTCCTCCCCGTCTACGAACTCGATGTCGATCGTAGGCTCGCCGGGCGGCTCCAGGACCACCACGTTCGGTTCAGTGTCCCCGAAGTAGGCGATCCTGACCATGAGCCCGCCGGCCGATTCCGCTCGCGTTATCAAGAGGCACCTCCCGCCTTTTCCGACAGGTGCAAGAGTTGCCCCTGAAGGTGCTGCATGGACTTCTTGGCCTTGTTGGCGGCATCAGCGAAGCGCCGATGGCCGGACGCCCTGAACAGGGCGACGTTATCCTCGTAGACCCTCTTGTAGCCACGGATGGCCGTCATGTATCCGTCCACGTCCGCACCTACCGTGCAGATCGGTGGAAGCGGCTTCCACCTGGCGTTCCACCTCTTCTGGAGATGCTCGTCGCGCACGCGACCAGTGATCTCCGCTTTCAACCGCTTCGAGTTGGTCTTCTCCTGGGACAAGACCTTCGCTACCTCCGTGTCCTGGGCTTCCATAAGCGGACCCGCGGCGATGTATGTTTTCTCAAGGTCCTCATTTGAGGACTCCCCCAATCGTGTGGCGCTGAAACCGACCGCCACGAGTCGGACAATTTTATCTATTCGTGTCATTGAATTATTTCCTTTCTGTTGTTTGAGTTTCACCCGTTCCATCTGGATCGTCGGGAAACAGGTGTTGATAGATGGCCGACGGCCCCCGATCGGGCGAAGTCTTGCCTTTGTTAGGTGGCACGAATGCCCCCATGAATGCAGCAAACAGCGACTCCCCGAGGCCAGCAGTCCGCAAGTTGGTCCAGCCGCAGCCGAACGCCTCCTCGGGATTTCCTGCAACCATGACGCGCTTAGCTGCGTCACAGGCCGCCTCGTGATCCTTGAACGCCCTGCTGAGCAAGTGCGTCTCTTCCCCGGAAACAATGATTTGCGATCCGGCGGAATCTGTCGCCACGACCACCTTGTCTCCGTTTGGAAGAATACCAATTTCGTCTCGCTGACACTTCACTCGCTGCCCTGAGAAGGTAATGGTTTCCATATTACCGAGCCCCCTCTTCGAGGATGCTCTCGATGTTCTCGGTCAGGTCACCCATGACCCGCTTGAGGCCGTTGAGAGCCCGCTGAAGAGCGCGACGATCCGACTTGGCATCGCGGCGCCGACCATTGCGAATGGCCTTGTGTGCGTGTTTGCTGAGCTTGTTTTTAGGCGTGTGAATAGCCATAGTTTTATTTTCTTTCTATTGGTGCGAGAGGGGCTTTCTCGCGGATTGTTTACCCCTGGGCGTATCTACTCCCATGACTGCCGACCGGGGTTTGGACCCGATCGGCAGATTGGAACTAGCGACGCCTCTTCGTCGCCTTACGCGCCACCGGCTTTTTCTTGACCGGCTTCTTCTTAGGCGCAGGCTTCTTCTTCACAGGCTTCTTGCTGACGGTCGCCTTCTTGCGCCAGTAGGTGTGCCTGCTTTGCTTGTGACTCGGGTCAGTGTTCTCAAACCACTTCGACCCGTCTGATCTTCCCTGGAAGACATCACCTCTCCGAACGCTCTTGAAAGGAACGATCGTGAAGAGGTGAGGATGACTGAGCGGCGTTTGCCGCAGTAGTATCTCAACGCCCATGGCTATAATTTCCGCTCCGTTACCACCGGGGACGCAGGCTCCCCGGTGGCAGGTTAGAGCGAATTGCTCTTAGCCGTTAGCGTCGGCGTCCCCATTGAGGATCGCCATTGCCCGACGGAGGCCGGACTTACTGACAGCGATCGAGACCATGAACAACTCGATGGCCTCATCGTCGTCCTCCTCCATAGGACCCGCGGCGCATGGGGCGCCCGGCGCGTGCTGAGGGGCCTCGGACGCAGCCGAGGACGGGGCCGAGCATGGAGCCGGCGATGCACCCTCGGTGGACCGCTGATGCTTCTTCGCCAGCACCGGCCCGAGCGCAGACTGCGGGATCGGCGTGTTCGGACGGAAATACCGCCGATGCTTATCCACGCAGTTCTGGCCCTCGGTATTCGCATACCACTTGTAGGTGCGAGTGCGACGGCCCAGCTTCGTGCCCTTGTAGACATCCCCCGCAGCGACCTCGCTGTGTTGGACCTCTCTGTAGAGGTGAGGATGCGTCTCGGGCGTTTGGTTGATATGTGCGCGTTGACTCATAACGTTATGTTTCTTTCTATCTAACTGCCCACGGAGCTTCATATGGGCGGTGATGCCGGTCGCGTCTTAGTGACGCGATTGCGGCAGCTCCCTTGTTCGTTATCTTGGTTTCCTTGGATAACGACTGGAGGGGACTGGCCTAGCGCCAATCCCCTCGGAGTCGTTGCCCCGGATTGCTCGTCGAATTCAAATCGACGCCATCCAGAACTACCTTCTCGCGAAGGCTCGATCCCCCGTGCGCCACTCTGAGCGAACTCAGTTTGGTAGGTGGCGGATGCTTGACTTCATTCGATGGCAAGGCTCGGTCGCGTTAGCGACACCATCTTTCAATCAAGCACCGAACGTCAGGTGCCTCTGGTAGCCGTCTCATATCTTTGTCTGTTCCGCGCCTATTCGCGCGTGCGGACGGCATCCTGACTTCCAAGTTTTCCCGTTGCCGGGTTTCCAGGGTAGGTTGTTAATTACACGCCGACGTTTAGTTTCACTGCATCGGCGATCTTGTTGCGCTGTCCGGTCGGCATTTATTCCGCCGGACTTCATCCTTTTCGCTATCCACCCCCGTTGGTGCTACAGCAGGACCACCTGCGCTGCGCATCGACTGGGTTCACCTCTAGGTAATGGATTAGGGGAGTTGTTCTCCCCGTAGCTTCTCATGCGTTGTCACCCCAGCAGCTCGGCTTACTCACCGAAATTTGCTGGACGCTTAATCAACTCAGACTTGTGTAACGCGAGCTGCCAGCTCGTCCGTGTCTGAATCGAATGCCTTTCGGGGAAACTTCCCCTACGGGCGCAGGCCGTGAATATTGGTGCCTCCTTGAGATACACCTGGAGCGCGGTCTCGACCCTGTTAGTAACCCCCAGGACATTTGACCGTTCGGCCTCATCGTTGTGATCAGATGCGCAGAATTTCCTTGCGGAAATAGAGACTGTCGGAATAAGTTATCCGTGAACCACCCGCCAAGGAAGTTCAAATGCCGGTCCAAATCGGCATAGCAGTAGCGGCACGCAGGGAAAACCCCGGCGTGCTGCGTGAGCGCAAATGCTCAGTCAGATAATGTCAATGAACTATTCGGATCATCAGCGCTACCAGGCGCGTTCCGATCACCAGGAGGGAAATCATCCTTCCACGCCAAACCAAAAATTCTGGAATTGGCAGAACTCAAATTCATCCCTCCATAGAGGTTTGCGCTCTATTTCCCCGTAAACGTAGTTAGGTATAACTTTTACTTTTTGGTGGAAACGGCGGCTGCAAATTTGCATTGAAAATTTAAGAGCTTGCCTTGGGCTGCAGCGTTGACATACTCACCTCAGTCATGGCCATGCAGGATCATCTTCTCCGCTTCCGTCAGAAATCCACGGAAGACCTGCTGGCCCTTCAGACGAAGCTGGAAGCCCAGGATGACGCACTGCAGCAGCAGTCCATGGGCACCAAGTCCTTCACGAAAGACACGCGCTACATCCAGGACCAGCTCAACGCCATTGCCTACGTCCTGCGCGAGCGAGGCGCAATCGTGATCAATCCGCCTCCGATCAATGTCGGCGTCGGCATAACTGACTTCAGCCAGATCCCACAGTGAGCACCATTCTTCCCGTAGTGACCAAAGTCGAGAAAGGTGACGACCAGCCGGCGCACCACCTCAACTTCATAGACCGGACGATCTCGCTCTTCAGTCCCTCCTATGGCGTCAAGGCGCTGCAGGCCAGGACAATCCTGCATCAGTTCGGATATAACGACACGCCAGAGCGTCGCGGGAAAGCCAAGCCGATCAGAGGATCGGAAACGTGGATCGCCGACCGAGACCGCCTCAAGGCGATGGCGGACGCCAGGGATGCAGCGCAATACGACTGGATTGGCGGAGTCCTAGCGAAGGTTGTCCTCTACGTCTGCGGCAGACTCCACTGCAAGAGCACGACCGGAGACGAAGCTCTCGATCAAGCCTACGACGATTACTTCCACGGCTGGTGCGGAGACGAGCGGGACGTTGAGACGGGTCGCACTCGATGCGACTACACCGGCCGTCACCGCTTCCTGAAACAGGTTCAGATGGCCCTTCTCGCATTCCTGGTCGATGGAGACCACGGTTTTGTGGAAGTGGAGCCCGTTTACGATCCAAACACCGGAGTCCCAATCAGGGAGTTCTCCCTGCAAAACATTGAGGCAGACCGCATCGGCAGCCCCAACGATTCAACCACTGACGAGCATTACATCGGCGGAGTCGGACTTAACCCCGAGCGAGGCAGTGTTGAGTTCTATCGCGTCTTCCAGCGCACTCGGTCCAACCAATACACCAACCACGAGGACGTGCCGGTCGAAGCCTTCATCCACGTCTTTGACCCAGACAGAGCAGACGAGTATCGCGGTCGCACAAAACTCCTTCGCATCCTGAACGACCTGAGAGACCTGCGAGAGACAATCGAAGCCGAGAAGATCGCGGGCAAAGTCCAGTCTCAGTTCGCAGCCATGTTCACAACCAAAGACCCGTTTAAGAACACGGGTCCTGACGCATGGAGCGGACAGACCAAGGAGGGCACGCCGACCCAGGATGCAATGTGGGGCAAGATCCTCAGGATGGGAGAGGGCGAACAGATCTCTATGATGTCGCCAGCGTCCCGCCCCAGCGGCTCGGCCATGGCTCTCTGGCAAATGCTCATTCGCAAGATGGCGAACGCTCTCAACCTGCCCTACGGGTTCCTGTGGGACCTTCTATCTCTCGGCGGCGTGACAGCTCGCATTGAAGTGCAGGGAGCCCTGCGGCAAATCCAATACTGGCAGGACAACGTGCTCAAGTCCTTGATCCTCGATCGCGTGCGCCAGAAAGTTCTCGCTCAAGGCATTGCCCAGCAACTCATTCCTGGCCACCCCAACTGGAAGAAGTGTGAATGGCACTTCGGTCCATGGATCACAACCGACGCCGGATACGAGATGCAGAACGACATTGCCGGTGTCGGCTTCGGTGTCATTCCGATCTCTGACGTGGCCGGCAAATACGGCTACACTCCTCGCGAAGTCTTTGTGTCCAACGCCACCGCTGCCAACACGGCAATCAGCGTCGGCGAAGAGAATCAACTGCCGGTCGAGGTTTTCGCCAAGGGGCTGTGGCCAGACATCACCGCTCAGAAGGCAGCCTACCTCACGCCAACCCCGATTCCTCCGCCTCCTGCTGGGTCGATCGATGTCCTTGGAGACAAGGGCGTCAAGCAACTACTCGATCTATTCAAGGGAGTTGGAGATGGAACGATCGATCGCGAAAGCGCCAAGCAAACCCTGATGACCGTCTTCGGTCTCGACGAGGCAACCGCGGAAGAAATGTGCCCAGAAGAGCCAAGCACGGAAGACCTGAACCGCGCCGCAGGACTCGACGCCAAGGGCAGGCACGCTCCGGTTGCTGGCGGCAATGGCTCCAACGGCAGCAAGCCGAAGAAGTCCAGCACGAAGAAGATGACTGCACGGCTCGACCGGATCATTCAGTTCGGGGTCAAGACGCGAGACCTTGTGCTGGCCAGGAAGGCCGCCAGCCCCCAGCCTCCAGGTCAGGTGATCAACATCAACATGCCCGCACAGACGGCCCAGGAAGCTCCTGTGGTCAACTTTAGCATGCCTGAACTGCCAGCCCCGGTGGTCACACTCAACGTGCCTGAACAAAAGGCGCCTGTGGTCAACGTGGACGGTCCAGTGATCAACGTGGAGTCACCCACGATCAACGTGGAGCCGGCCGTCGTTCAGTTCTCTGCCCCGCCCGTTCAGGTGCGCCCACCGAACGTGGTGGTCAATGTGCCGAAGGCCGAGCCGCCCAGGATCGAATTCAACGCACCGCAGGCTGAGTCGCAGGTCCAAAAGGTGACTCGGGACGCCAAAGGGAATATCACCGGCAGTGTGACCAAGATGGTTTACAAGAAGAAACCGAAGAGTCGCAAGCCAATCAAGTAACATGTTAGCCAACGATTCAGTCACAGTCACTCCGGGGTCCGGTGCCACCGTTGCCACCCACGCAGCCGGGGGTAAAGAGCATCAGGTGATAATGGTGGCCGACCCCGATGGGCATCTTCAAGGCTCAAAGCCAATCTACCTCTACAACATTCCGTCTCAGGTTCACGTTAATAGCGCCAGCACGGTTCACTGGGATATCTGGAACGGTGACGCTTCGTTGCTAGTGCGAGTTGTTTCCATTCGACAAATCCCCAACATCACCACTGCCGTTACGGGTATCGTCTTCGATTGGCTTTTGGAGCGCACGACTTCGGTTGGAACGGGTGGCGTCGCGCAAACCGCATGGCTTCCCGATCTGTCACAGACAGCGCTGGACGCGGACATTACCTGCCGTAGTAAGCCGACTGGCGGCGCGGCTCAAGGAACTGATCTTTTCAATTACTCGCTTTCCAGTGAAGAAACAGCAGCGGCGACCATCCAGATCGCTTCGCAAGGCGGACTGGAATTGGTGCCACAATCACTCACGATCCCTTGTCCTGGCCAGCCGGGAATTCTCCTGCGACCCAGCCAGGGCATTCGTTGCGTCCAGGTCACAGCTTCGGTGGCTGGGAACACCGGCTGGTTAATCGCCTTCACGGTCGAGTAACAGGCCATGAGTCTGTTAGTCCTCTTCCAGGCGACCACCACAACGGTCGAGGCTGACGGAAGTAGCTCTGGGTCGTCCACGGTAGCGGCAGTCGCAGCCGCTCTCGCACTCTCCTTAGGGAGCACTGCCGGGGCATCCATCGTTACCGGCGTCGGAGTAAACATCTTTGATGGCGTTGGAGCCTCCTCTGGCATATCAGCTCCCGCAGCGATCAGCGCAGCCATTTACGACGGGGTAGGATCATCCACTGGAGTTGGCGCTACCTCGGCAGTCAGCGCCTCAACCTCCAGTGGCGCTGGAGCGTCTACGGGCGCCGCCAGCGCCGCCGGAGCCAGCTCGGCCACCGCGGGAGCCCTCGGCTCATCTACGGGCGTGGCGGCCCCCACGGGCGTCGCCACGGCCACCTGGAACAGTCTTGGCGCTTCCGCTGGAACAGGAGCGGCGTCGGCGACAACCGTCGCTATCTGGGTCTCAATCGGCAGCTCATCCGGCACTGGAGATACCGCCAGCATTGGCGCGAACATCTTTGAAGGGGTGGCCACCTCCACAGGAACCGGAGCCGCAGCAGGAGTAGGCTCAAGCACTAGCGTCGGGGTCGGAGCTTCAACTGGAACGTGCGCTACTACAGGGATCAGCTCCAGTCTTTTCCTTGGCGTTGGATCTTCAGACGGCGCCGGAACAACCCAATCCATCAGCTCTGCCACCGCCACCGGCCTGGGTGACTCCAGTGGTTCCTCTGTCGCCACAGGACTTGGCGCGATTCATTTTGTCGGAGTCGGGAACTCTTCCGGGTCATCCGCCGGCACTGCAGACGCTACTGACGCCGGATCACCTGGAGGTGATGGCGCGATCGCTGGGACGGGATTGGCCACAGGAGTTAGCGGAGCAGTCATCTCCAGCGCCGGATCATCGGCCGGCGGATCATCCAGCCTCGTAATCAGTTCCGCGATCTACGCAGTTCTCGGGAGCGCAGTTGGGCAATCGACGGTAACTGGACAGGGCGCTGACGCAGCCGGCGGGTCAGTCGGGTCGTCCGTGGGGACGGGTTCGGCCAACGGCATCAGCGGCGCAACAGCCAAATCCACTGGATCAACCTCTGGCGTAAGCATCGTTCTCGGCGAGGGAGGCGACACGTCTGTCGGGGAAGGTGAAGGCATTGGGCATTCAGTTGGAACCGCGACCGTAACCGGCGATGCCACCAGCTTATACCTTCACCGCAAAGTCGAACTATCCCTTATCTCCGATGCCTTGGTTCAGATAACAATCCAACCCGTCGATCAGCCAGTCGAAATAACCCTAGCGTCGGATGCGAAGGTGCAACTGACGCAATCGGCCGACGCATTGACACAACTGGCTGTAGAGATATGACCAAGACGCAGTTAGGGAAATACTCTCATGGAGTGTTCGGGTATCCAGTGGAGGTCACCCTGGAGCCCGCGACGGGAGGAACCCAGGTTTCACTGGCTGACGTGGTATCAATCTCAATCTCGCTCACCCGTTCCCTTGATGAGCGCGGCCGCGAACTGCCACCCTCTAAGCAGACGGACGTAACGCGAGATCTGGAAACGAGCATCATCGTTGACGAGGGTAGCCCAACGGTTAAACCCATGGTCCGCTGGACTGTTGCGGCCGGAGACTTCCCAGAGCCCGGAAGCTACCTGATGGAGTTGACGTTCAATTTCAGCGATACCCAGCGCTTCATTTCCAAGGGGCTAATTATCGTCGAGTGATTGACACCGCACAATAAGAGGAATAAGGAGAACACATGTCTAAAGGTAATACGTTCGAGAATGATTTTCTGAAGCTGATCTTCAATGCGACACCGATCGCAAACATTGCGGACAATGCCTCAAGCTCGCCCTTCACCAACCTCTACGTCAGTCTGCATACCGCGGACCCAGGTGAGGCCGGCGACCAGACGACCAGCGAGACCGGTTACACTGGATACGCTCGCATTGCAGTAGCGAGAACCTCCGGCGGGTGGACCGTCACGGCCAACAGCGTGAGTCCAGTTGCCAACATCGACTTCGGTGAATGCACCGCATCGCCAGGTGGCGCCATCACCTACTTTGCCATCGGCACGGCGATCAGCGGCGCGGGCAAACTCCTGTATTCAGGAACCGTGTCGCCGAATATTACGATGGCTGTCGGAGTCATTCCTCGCCTAAAAACAACCTCGACCGTGACAGAAGATTGAGGATGTGCTGCTCCTCACATCAACGTCTGACCTGATTCAGCTCATCACGTCTGGCATCTCCGTCACGGTAGATGTCCAGGCGAGCTGGATAGATTTCACGTCCACGACGCAGACGCCCGGACGCACCAACACGGCGATCGCCACATCCACGACGACTACAGTCGTGGCGTCCCCCGCTGGCTCCACGCAGCGCAACGTGAAGAGGTTGATGGTCAGGAATAAGCACGCCTCAGCGAGTTGCACGGTCACAGTGAGACACACCGACGGGACGACAGCGGTGGAGCTATTCAAGATCACCCTGCTCACAAAAGAAACATTGAGCTTTGACGAAGAAGGGTTCAAGGTCTTCGACGCAAACGGATACACCTACATAGGATAATGTTAATACTCTCAAGCACATCCGATAAGATCAACATGGTCACGTCGAGCGCGGCCGACGCGGACGTGCAGGTATCCTACGGGGACTTCAATGCCGGAGTGGTGACTCTCGGCCGAAAGAACACGGCGGTCGCAGCAGCAGCCACGACCGACATCACCGGGTCACCCGCCGCGTCCAACCAGCGGAACATCAAGCACATCAGCATCCGCAATAAGCACGCCTCAACATCGCAGACGATCACACTCCAACATGTTGACGGAGCAACGACCGTCGAGATTTTCCAGTGCATCCTGGCCGCGGGTCAGCACATGGTCTACGACGGCGAGGGCGGATTCAGGATCTACGGAACCGGAGGATCGCAGGTCACGAACTACGCCGTGCCCACCACGAGCATCCTTGGCAGAATCACTGCCGGCACAGGACCAGTCGAGTTCCTGACCGCAACCCAGGCTCGCACCGTCATGGGATTGGCCACGACCGATACCGTCCGCTTTGGTAGCCTGGGTGTAAACATGGCTCCGATCGCTGGCACGGACATCAACACCTGCTTCCGAGTGTCGGGTAACTCCACTCAGCCCGCATCTGGCGCCGGCCTGGAGTTCATCTATCAGACCGGCATCGCCTACCTGCAAGTCTACGATCGCGGTGGTTCAGTCTACAAGCCGTTCAACATCGAGGCTTCGATTCTCAAGCTGAACCCAAACTCCAACGCGAACTGCTCCATCGGACAGATAGCATCCGGCGATCCCACGAACACGCTGCACGTCGTTGGGACATCAGGAACTCCGTCATTCAGGATTGGGTCAACCAACCTGAACTACTACTGGGATCTAGGACGGGAGAACGCCACTACCGGCGACTTCATCTTCTTAACCCACGAGAATGTTGCCGCGACTGAGGTCATGCGACTCACGGTAGCTGGAGGAATGACGCTCGGCACGGCAACTGATCCCGGCAACGGGAATATTGGCCTAAAGGCAGTGCCTTCGACCGCTTTGAATTCGGTCTATTCCGGTCTGTTAATTGGCAACGCTTGCTTCATCGGAAGCAACACCATTGGAACAGGCAAGCTCGCCTATATGGCAGCCAATGTAATTTTCAGTTCGGGGGGTGCAAAATATATCTCAACTACATCCGCGTCGTATTATAGCCAGCAGTCAGGGGTTCACACATTCGGGAGCGCCCCATCTGGAACTGCCGGTAATACGATATCTTTTGTGGATGCACTTTCTATGAACGACACGGTGGCGAGCTTCAATGTTCCAGTAAGAAAGTCAATCTACACAGTGGCGACGCTGCCCGCCTCTCCACTCCAGGGTTGGACCGTTTTCGTGTCGGATGCCAACGCGACAACATTTGCCAGTGTGGTAGCCGGAGGCGGAGCAAACAAAGTTCCTGTTTACCACGATGGAACCAACTGGAGAATAGGATAACCAAACACAACCGAACCTATGAACAAAACCAAGAAATCAATCAGGGAAATCATCCGATTCCTCAACATGGCGTCGATGTGGGCGCAACAGAAGCAGAACCAGGGGCAGAGTCATCTAAAATACGCGATCATGCAGGTCATGCCCGTGTGTGAGCAGGCCAATCGGGAGCACGAAGGAAAAGTTGCACGCAACAACATCGAGTGCTGCACCGCTGACGAGAAGGGTAACGTAATCGTGGACGGGCACGGCAGTCTCGTATTCACGAAGGAAGCCACGAACAAGCGCAATGCGGAGAACGAGAAGCTTCTGGATGCCGTTGTGGAGATCGAGGTTTACTTCGCCAAGGTGGTTCCACCAGACCTCACGCCCGCTCAAGAGATTGCATTCTCAGGGTTCGTGATACCTGCAATAAAGGAACCCGCAGAGGAGAAACCGGCAGCTTAATGATGTGGCGACGCATGGCTCTTTCGATCGAGGGTTACGGCCAAGGGCGGCCGTTGATCCAGACTTATCGCCACCCGGCGTTTACGATCCAGAGTTAGTCACCAATGTAGTTGAGGCGGACGGCAGCGCCGCTGGCGTAGGTGCCGCAGCCGGCATATCATCCAACACCTTCGCTGGCGTTGCATCTTCGTCTGGGGTTGGAGCGGCGTCAGGTATTGCCGCTCCCGTCTTTGCGGGAGTCGGGAACGCCACAGGTGCATCCACGGTTCTTGGCACTGAAACCAATGTCTTCTCGACCAGGGGCTCGTCCGATGGCGTAGGAGCAGCTACCGGCATTGGCGTCTACTTCTTCCTCGGCGTCTTCAGCTCTTCCGGGACTGGGACCGCAACCGCAGTAGCGAGCTACGACGTTAACAGCTCAGGCTCATCGGCAGGCACCTCTACCGCATCCGGGATTGGCGCGAGCGTCTTCACCGGAGTCTACTCGTCCACGGGCACAGGGACGGCCACGGGGCTCGCTCAATACCCAATCGCTGTCGTCTTCAGTTCCACTGGACTCGGCGTGGCTACAGGAGCCGCGGCATCCATTGATGACTCTGTTGGCTCCGCGGCTGGCACCAGCACCGCAGCCGCTCTCTCCGGTCTTACGTGGGCGGCAGTAGGCAACGCTGACGGCGCCGCCACAGTCCTCGGCACTGAGACTAATGTCTTTTCAACCAGAGGTAGCTCGGACGGCCAGGGAGCTGCGTCTGGTATCGGAGTTGGGTTCGGGACGGCCGCCTTCTCGTCCAGTGGAACATCTACCGTCACTGGCAACGCTCAGGCGACCATCGCTGTCGTATTCGCTTCCGACGGGGCAGGGGCAGCGATTGGCATATCTGCGGCCGCAGCAACAGCTACCGGCTCAAGCTCTGGCGCTGGCGCGGCTGCTGGTAGCTCCAGCGCCATCTGGCTCAGCGTTTTCAACGCCGCTGGAGCAGCTACCGCCCTCGGGACTGAGACCAACGTCTTTACCACCAGAGGTTCGTCCGACGGAACCGGAACGGCCACTGGAGTAGGTCAATCATTCGGAACTGGTGTCGGCAGTGTGATCGGATCAGGAGAGGGCAGCGGGCTTGCTCAGTCGATCTCGCTCACAGTGTTCGCCGCGTCCGGCACGTCCACGGTCCAGGCCGTCTCGGCAGCGATCGTCGAGGCCAGCGGCAGCGCTACTGGGACCTCAACCGCGTCCGCTAATGCGAGCGCCACCACTGCAACTACCTTCTCGTCCGACGGGGCGGGGTCGGCGTCTGCTGACGCGCTCTCGATCTTCACGTCAATCTTCTCGTCGGACGGAACCGGAACAGCTACCGGCAACTCTGACGCCACTGGATACAGCGAAGCGACCGCTTCCTCCACCGGGACTTCAACCGCGTCAGGTATTGGTGAGTCTATCTTTGCGGTCATCTTCGCCTCGGATGGAGCTGGGGCAGCCACGGGAGAGGCCAGCGCCACCGTCGAGACAGTCTTCTCCTCAGACGGAACAAGCACAGCCTTTGGCGACCCTGACGCTGACAACGTTACCGAGGCGGTAGGAGAGTCTGCTGGAGCGGCTGATGTCCAGGGAGTTGGGGCCTGCATCTGGGAAGCAGTTGGATCAAGCGAGGGAACCTGCACCGTCGAGTTCGTCAGTGACGTGCCCGTCATTGAGCCGCCCGTCTCAGGAGGAGGCGGGGGATACCCGAGCGCTCCCAACGTCAACCGCTACCCGCGGCGCCGGCCGCAGAAGAAACTCAAAAAGGTTAGTGACGATGAGGCGGAGCTTGTGGTATTAGGGCTGGTGTAACGTTGACATTTCGCCCAAAGTAATGAGTCGCCTCACTCAACTCTCTGCCACGCTTGACGGAATCCTGTCTTTCGCCCGAGGGGATTACTTCAAGAAGCACGCCCCGGAGAGTGAATACAACAAGAACCCGACCGCCAGGGTTATCCGAGACGCAGTGCTCAGAAATAGCGAGGCGCCACCAAAGCAGACGGCGACAGACCGGCAGGAGAGAATCAAGGGCAAGCGCCGCGCCGCAGGCGAAGCCATGATCAAGGCTGACATCCTGACCAACATCAGCGGCAAGCACACCGAGCACCGCGCCGCCATCGATAAGCTACAGGAGACTCACGCGGCTCGCCAGACGTATCTCAGAAAGACGGCCGAGCTGGTAGAGAAGGCCGACCGGGAGCACAAAGAGCACACGGCAGTCGTCGCACAAAAGGAAGCGGACTACGCGACCAGCTACATGGGAAAGAAGAAGTTCGAGCCAAAGACCGTCACCCCAATCGGACCCATCCACGCAAAGGAGGTAGCTCACTCAAAGCGTGCAGTAAAAAGCGCTCCCACCAAGAAGCTGCCCAGGACGGAAATCCAGTCCGCCCTCGATCAGCGCTCGCTTTACGCCAGCTCGATGGCCTCAGAGTTGAGGCAGAACGCCAACATCGCACGCTCCGTTCGTCGCGCCGTGGGCACTGAGACCGGAAAGCTTTCAGTCGAGAACGGCAAGACGTTCGTCCGTGGCGGAGGCTTCAAAGCAGCCAACGAAAAGATCAACAAGATCATGCCAGGGTTAAAGAACATGGTGGGCATCGAGGTGGCTAACATCAGGAAGGGTGACGAAGCCAAGGCGGGCAAGCTCAAAGAGCGTGTCACCTCCATCGCCACTGAAAAGGTTAGCCGCACCGTAAAGAACCCTGATGTCGTCAAAAGCCGAGTGGCCGACATCACTGCTCCGCTATTCAAGCCTCGCGCCATCGGGGCAGAGTCCGACGTTTACGACACGGCCGCGATCGCCAAGAAGCTCGGGATCAGCCCAGGCACCGTGGAGGGCATTCATCGCTCGCACTCCAAACTTGCAGGCGTCCGCGAGCCGTTCGTGAAAGGGGCGCGAGACTGGAAGGCTGAGCGAATCGGAGATCTGACCAATCAGGTCATCAAGAAGGGCAAAGTCTTTGACCAGCTTCGCTCTGCCATGAACGCCCGTCAGGACTACCCGTTCCTCAAGCGCAACGCCACCCGACTCAAAGTGGCCGGCACGATTGGTGGCGCAGTGGTCGCAGGGGGTGGTGCGCTCCTGATTAAGAAGTTACGCAGCAAGAGAGAGAATCAAATGTCAGCCTCGAACAAGTCAGTCATTCAGTTCGGGAAGCTGGACCCGATCACTCGTCTACGGATCGGGAAAGGAACGCAAAGCGCCGGCATCGTCAAGGAGGCGGCGTCCGTAGCCAAGAAGGTGAGAGCGCCCAAGAAGCCGCCCATCGGGACTTCCTACCAAAAGCTTCTGGCCAAGGCAGCTCGGATGAACATCGGAACCGGCTCGGGCGCCACCAAGATCGTCTCTGACCGTCTGGCCGCCGCCGACCGGGACGTGCTGACGACGCTGACAGACAAGCTGAGGGCCAAGCAGATCACTCCCGAGGCCCACGCGGCAATGAACGGCCACATTCAACGCACGCGCGTAACCCTGGCCCGCAACATCCGCGGCCTGCGCATCACCAAGGAGCGGGAGGGTAAGATCGGGGCGCTACGTTCATCCATTACCGACCTCACCAAGCACAATGAATCCCTGCAGGAAACGATCGCCTCACAGGCCGGAAGGGCTGGAGCTGCAACCGCCGCTGCCAAGCGAGAGGGAGCGGAGGCTCTCAAGGCCGCACGCGCTGAGCACGCTGAGGCAACCCAAAAGTTGAAGACTGACATCCGGGACGTGCGCCGCGCCGGAGAGGAGAAGGCGAAGAAGAATCTGATCATTGGTGGCGTCACTGGCGCCGGAGCCGGAGTTGTCGGAACCGAGGGATACGAGACTGTTAAAGAGCGCAGGAAAAAGAAGGAGCCGGTGCAGTTCGCGGAACTCGACCCCATCAAGAAAGCCCGCAGCAAAGTGGAGGGTAAGCCAAGGGCCAGCATTCTCGCTCACGCCCTCACTGGGGGACTGGAGGGTGCCGCCGGTATCTACGCCACAGACCCACTCCTGGAGCTGCTGCGGCACGGCAAATCTGCAGTCAGGAATCCATTTCGAGACACTGCCAGGGGTCACCTGGGGAAGATCGGCACTGGCGCTGTTGTCGGCGCTCTCGCTACCGCGCCAATCGGCTGGCTGGTAGAGAAGGCTCGCGAGAAGCGTAAGGAACGCCGCCCACTCATCGACATGAAATCCAAAGGCAAAACCATTCAACTCGCAGTTCAGTCCACCAACCGCTCCGCGGTCGCCCGTGATCGCTACGGGAAGAAGCTCTACGCCGACGACAAGGTGAAGGCTGAGAATAACTACATCCGCACAGCCATCGGTGGAGCGGCCGTCTCATCCCTCCTCAGAAAGAAGACCGGCCTCAGCTTGAGGGCCGCCTCACTGGCTGGAGCCGCCACAGGAGTTGGCATCCAAGCCATTGTCCGAAACAGGACCGCCACAACCAAGGATCAGTTTGGCGATCGCAGCTTCACGGGCAAGCGGATCGACAACGTGCCGGGTCAAGTGGCTGGACTGGCCGCAGCCGGACTTGCCGGCAAGGCTCTTCTGGACAAGGTTCGCAAGGCCAAGCAGGCAGCCCGAGCCGTTGGATTCGTCTGGGTTGGCCCCGTCATCAACTTTGACGAGAAAGACAACGACGTGCAGCGCTACCTCAAGCGGCTCGCCCGCAACCCTCAGGCCAGAGCGGAAGAGTTCTACCAACGCGCAGGACGGGCGAAGCGTTTAATCCAGGATGCGACCACGCCAACCCAGGATCGACTGGACGCCCGCGGTCGCCCACGCACCCCTGAATGGCAGAAGCCATGGTTCAAGAAAGCAGTCGGAGTCGGACTCCTCGCTATTGCCGCCAAGAAATCAGTCAGTGGCATCAAGGGCTTGCGTGCCACGGCCGCAGCTCAGAAGGCCGCCAACCTGGAACCGAGGGGCATGGCGGGCATCCTGGACGCAGGAGAGAGCTTCTTCAAGAAGCCAGCGGAAGGAACCCGCTCAGGATTCGAGAACCTCATCCGTAGCAACCGCACGATCTCTCGCCCAATCCTGAAGGTTCGCCGTGAGATAAGGGGCGTGAAGCGTGACACCTCCGATCTACTGAACAACAAAGCGGAAGAAGTCTTTCGCCGCTGGCAGGGTAAGCCATCAGAGGCGGTCGAGAAGGTGGCTAAGAGCGCCAAGGCGAAGGAAGCCGCCGAGGATGTGAAGTCGCGACTGAAGGTGATCGCAGAGGTCCGACCTGGGAAGAAGAAGGCACCGCCACTCACCAAGCTGTCCGCCAGGGGTCACCGTGTCATCCGGCTAGCCGAAGTCGTTCCTGACTGGGACTTGCGCGACAAGCGCGGTAAGTCCGCCAGGATCTTCGCACCAGGGAGCCAGCGTCGTCAGCGTGCGGGAAAGTCACTGAAGATCGAGGATGAACGCAAGATCCGTGACGCGATCACTATCGGCAGTCTCGTGGCTGGAGTTGGCGGAACGCACATCCTGCACAATCGGATTCAAGCGCGTCGCGCCGCAGCGGAAGCCCCAATCTTCACTGAGGTCCCAGGCACGCCATTCAGTCAGACATCAACGGCCGCCGCTCCCCGAACGGCAGCCGAGATCAGGGCCATCAATGCAGCCAAAAGACGTGGGGCTCAAATGGAATCGAAGGCAGCCGCCAGAGCAGTCAAGAGCGTCCTGAAGAAAATCTAAGGGAAGTTGACAAAACCGCAAAACACATCGCTATGAAGACCCGACTCGATCGCCTCATTGAACTCAGCGCCGCAACCAGCGAACTCCTGGAGTTCAAGAGAGTGTGGGACCCAGCGACCGAGACCTGGGTGGAAGCGCCCGAGGCGAGCGTCGCGAAGACGGCAGCAATCGCCGGAGCTGGAGGTCTGACTGGAGCCGGCGCATACTTCGGGCATCGCGCCGTCACCAGCGCTGGTGGCTATGGAGCAGTGGCAGCCAATGTTCGCAGGGGCGTTACCACAGCCGTATCGCAGGCCGGACCAAAGCTCACTTCCGCTGGCAAGAAGGCCGGCAGTTCAGTTGCGGCGCTCCTGGAGAAGTTGAGAGGCATTCGACTGGAGTCCAGGGAAGCCAAAATCATCAAGCTCAACACCCTGCTCGATGGAGTGATTGAACTCGACTCACCTTTGGCCGACTTCAATCGGGCTCACGGGGCCATCGTCCAGGAGCGAAGGGATACTTTCAAAAAGGTTAAAAAAGAAAATAAGCTCGCCATTCGCGACGCACGCGCAAGAATCTCAAAGTCGCGAAACGCAATCGAGGAAGCGGTCTACGGAGCTGACCCGGCAGTCAAACCACTGCAGGAGAAATTACACCGAGAATCTTATGTTCGGAGAGGGGCGGCCATCGGCGGGGCCACCGGGTTAGTCGGCGGGATCACCGCCGGAATCTTGGCCGGCCGCAAAAAAGGTATAGCCGGAGCAACCGCAACGCTCGGCGGTTTTGCTGGTGGCCTATACGGGGCTGCTGCAGGATTGAATGTAGGAGGCCGAATCCGCAGGAAGCATCCGCTGTCAGCATAGCAATGGATGAGGATCGCAAAAAACTGGCCCAACTCGCAGCCGGAGCCACGCTGACCGGAGTCGGCGTCTACGCCCACATCAAAGCGCCCGAGATTAACAGGTGGGCGCAGAACAAAGTGGACGCCGCATACAGGGCCAAGATGGGAGGGCAGCCCGACGAAATAGGCGGCTCCGTTGAAGATAAACTCGAACGCCTTCACCGTCGCGCCAAGGGCACGCCCGAAGGGGATGCTGCCCTGCGAAAGTTGACGGCATTGCGTGTAAGGCAGGGAAAAACTTTCACTGGGAGAGCCAAGAGAATGATCGGTAAAATCACACGCCTGTCAGCCAGGGAGACCCTCAATCAAGTCATCGAATTCGATCGAGGTTGGGCCGCCGATCCAGTTCAGGGTTACGCAGACACAGCAGGAAACGTTCATGGCATCCTATACCGCGCCAAGAAAAAGCCGGGAGCGGCAGAGCACGGCAAGCGTGCTGCCGGAAGATACACCGGAGGAATTCTTGGCGGTCTCGCAGCAACAGCTCATGCAGTAAGCCAGGGCGGCCGGACAGCCGAGACATTAAGGATTGGTGGAGTCGGAGCAGCGGCCGGACTAGCCGTTGGTGCGATAGCGGATAACATCCGAAAAAGGAAGGGATTGAGCAACGCCTCCGCTGAGCGAGCCCCGCTTGATAAATATCGGATTGAGAGCGCCTTGAAGAAACATATCGCCAGTCGATCCACGGCCACCTCCGGTCAGTTCTCTGCCCGTGCTCGTCTGATTGAACTCAAGGCCATGGATCTCGGCACCACCTACGGAGAATGCGCGGGCGTCTATCCAGGGTGCGACGCGCCATCCAAGAAGCACTACCCTTCGCTCTACATCTCCGACAAGGAGCAGCCTATCGACCTGCCTCTCAGTGGCACGGCTAAGGTGAAATTCAAAACCCGCAGCAAGACCGACCGACAGGACGAGAACGGCAAGACCCGCCACAGCGCCGACATCGAGATCCAATCGATCGACGTGCTGGAAGCGGACGAGCCTGCAAGCAAGAAGCTGAAAGAGGGTGCGCCAGCGAAGATCAACAACTACGCCGCTCGCGCCAGACTTGGTGAGATTATCGAACTCGGAGAGGGCGAGGCGGTAGGCTCAGGCATTCAATCCGCCCTCAGGAAGATCATGCAGATCAACAAGCCGCTCGGAGCGGGCAAGGTGGTCAAACGCAAGTTCTACCCGAGGCAGTGGGATAACATCGGCCAAGTCCAATACGCCCAAGCCGAGAAGCGCCTCGCGGACAAACTGAAGCCCGGCCGCCTCGCGGCGATGTCAGCCAGACTGGGAGACATCATCGAGCTGGCTGCCGACCCGCGCTCTCGCAATCACCTTGGCATGTTCGACGGCGGAGAAGAGGGAGCACCCAACCCCAACGCGATCGACCAGGTTTACAAGGCTGGGGCTGCCAAAACGATCGGACAGAATCTCACTGGCGGCGCAGTGGCGGGCGTCGGCGCCGCGGCCAGCAGCAGCGCACTCAAAGCCATTTTCAGCAAAATCAAAAAAGCCAGAGGAGTAAAAATATGATCACAGCACTCATCGCAGCGAACAACATCTTAGCCGGCGGTGACGCCACTGGCCTCAAAGGATTACTCATCCAGGTTCTCATCGCCGTCTGCATTCTTGCAGTGGTGGGCCTTCTGATTTGGTGCATCGAGCGCTGGTTTGCTCCGATCCCAGCCCCAGGCAAGACAGTCATAGCGGTCGTGCTGGCGATCTGCGTCATCATCTGGGCGATCTCGAACTTTCTGTAGGAGCGTTGACAATTTCGGGTTGAGTATGCCCGAAGCCTCAATCCTCTTTCACTCCCCCGCGACAC